CACGCGGACAATCCCGGACCTCTGGGACGCCATCGCTCACGCCATCCAACAGCTCACTGCGAACGAATGCCGAAACTACTTCACTGCTGCCGGATATGATGCCTTCTGATCGGAAAACGCTCTAGTTAAGTGGCATCCTTAGGCACAAGTGGCATCCTTAGCAGCAACCGGAGCGTGCATATGATGAGCGAGGCCCTTCGCAAACTACTCGCCCCCAGGCGCTCCGAACCCGGCCCCGTCACCTGGATCAAGGTCCGCCGAGACGCCTCATTGGTGCGTCTGGTGCTCCCTCCATGCGAGGTGTGTGGCAGCTCTGCCGGGGCGGTTTGGTATCACGTCAAGACCGGGCGGGCGCTGTGCTTCGGGTGCAAGACGTGACCGTCAAAGTAAGGGAGCGCGGCGGCCAAGCTTGGCTTCGCGGAACGGCCGAAACGGCGGAGGCCAACGATGCCCGCATAAGAAAGCAAAGCATGACGGCGGCGGAGGCATACCGACGCCTGCTAATCGCCGCCGGACATCTGCCCGCAACGGAAGCCAATGACCGCGGCTGAGCGCCGCCGGCGACATCGTGCGCGCGAGAAAAGTGGGCAACGATATTTCGGCATTGTGGTGCAAGACGTTGGCGCCTTGGCGAGCCTTTTGACGCTGGCTGAATTTCTGGAGGAGGGCGTCAGTGACGATCCCGCCGCTATTCGCAGCGCCTTGGAAGCTTACGTCAACGATGTGTGCCGCGCGTGACTTGGCTTCACCGGCGGCTGCGCTACATATTCGACTATGAGAAAAGCATCACAAAAGTCTAAGCCCGTCGCCTCGCCCAGCATTCTTGCGCGGCTGACCGGCAAACCTCCAAGCCCGTTGGCTGCACCCCCGCGCATCACGCCGGCCGCCGAGGCGGAGGCATACCTCGAGCGGCTGCGGAAGGATCTCAAGCACACAGTGGGCGAGCAGATTCGGCACGAGCAGGCCAAGACCGACGTGCCGGCCGCAATCTACAAGAGCCGCGTGACATTGGAGGGAATGATCGCCAAGGGCGAGCGGGAAGCGGTTGCCCTGCACGCCCAGCAGGCCGAGGCGAACTACCAAACCCATGCTGACACCTGGTCGAACTTGCAGCGCGAGCGCGCGCTAACCGTCATGTCGCTTCGCCGGATTAATCGCGAGATTGAAGCATTGAAAGCCAGTTTCCGATCCGGCGGGATGCAGGCCGAGCCGGTCCTCGACGGCCACTCCTTCTATCTGCTTGGCACGGGCAAGCAAGCGCCCGGTGTTTACGGGCGCTGGGCTACTGAGTACCTATCGCAGGCGATGCTCAAGGGAATTATCACGGAGAAGGAATTTCTTGATGACTGATATTTTGGAGATTGAAACGCCGCGCGCTCGCGCGCCCTATCGCCGGCTGAAGGTTTACAAATCCCCGCAAGACGCCCGAGAGGCGGCGGAGTTCTTTCACCGCGTTGCCAAGAGTCAATCGGAGGGGACAAATGTCGCCGGCGGCTTCACCGTTCCTGAGGTTGTTGCTGCCGCTGTTATCAGCTACCGCGACAGAGTTGGCGTCATCCGCGCCAATGCCAACGTCGTCAACATGACAAGCGATAGTATCACGCTTCCACGGCGCTCGACCGGCGTGACGGGCGCGTTTATTGGCGAGAACGCTACGCTTGCCGACACGCAAGAGGTGGTCTTCGATAATGTCACGCTGTCCGCAAAAAAAATTATGACGTTAGTTCGAGCATCGTCCGAGTTGGAATTGGACGCGGTTGGTTTTGCCGACTTCATTACCGGCGAGCTTGCTTACAGTCTCGCCTTCCTCGAGGACGATACAGTAATCAACGGCGATGGCTCGGCTGCATCGGGCGGGATATCGGGCCTGACGACGAAGATCCTCGATAAGGCGGCCGCCAAGGATGCGGCTGCGGGCAATGACACGTTCCTTGAGATAACCCTGGCCGACCTAGCGACGGCACTCGCGGCCGTGCCCGACTACGCGGTCGGCGGCGCCAAATGGTATTGTTCTCACGTCGCCTACGCCTCGGTGTTTTGCCGTCTCGCTGCCGGTGCAGGGGCTATTCAGATTGTAGACGGCACGCCGCACTTCTGGGGGCTTCCAGTAGTCCGGTCTAGCCTGTTTCCAACCTCGACCGGCGACTTAAGCAACCTCGCAATGTTGTTTGTTGGCGACATGAATTTGGCGTGTTTGTTCGGGGCGCGGCGGGCAATCAACGTGGCGAGATCAACCTCGCGCTATATCGAGTTTGATCAGACAATTTGGCGGGCGACCGAACGCTTTGATGCAGTCTGGGAACTTGGCACAGCCGCGACCGTGGGGCCGATGGTAGCCCTGATAGGCGACTGAAAATGGCAAATCACCTTGCCCTACAGCGGCGCTTTCTTCACGGCCACGGCCCGCGCATTCATTGGCGGGAACAGGACTACGCCAAGCTGGCGCGTGCCTATGGCGTGGGCGAGGATGTGGTGGTGAAGCTGGTGCAGCGCGAGCCCGAGCAGGAGATCGGGTTGCCCGCTGGCGGCATCAAGGCGGCGGGCGATGTCCGCAAGGCTTTCGGCTTCACAATCTCAGATGGCGCCGTGGATCGCATGAACGACATCGTTAGCGTCGCCGGAATCGATACCACTGCATATCGGCGCAATCCCACAGTCCTGTTCAATCACAACGCGCGTGGATTGCCCATCGGTAGAAGCACGAGCATCGGCATCGTCGGCGGCAAGCTGAAGGCAACGGTCGAATTAGCGGTTGAAGCCTTGGACTTGGCCGAGCGTGTCCGCGCTCTAATCGCCCATGGCAGCTTGAAGGGCGCGAGCATCGGCTTCATGCCGGTGCGCTGGAACTTCAACCGCGAGCGGGGCGGCATCGATTTCCACGAAACGTCGCTGCTGGAATGGAGCATCGTCACGACACCAGCCGCGCCGGGAGCCCTGATCGAGCCCGGACAAACCGGCAAGGCTATGTCCGAACATGATTGGCGCGCGCATGAGCGCAGCAAGGCAAGACGCCGTCGCGCGCTTGAGCTGATCCAACTTGGCGCGAGGTAGGCACCGTGACACTCGAACAGCGCATCATCGCGGCTCTGGCAGCCGGCGACCACAATGTTCTTGCGGCGATTGCGTATGGTGTGTTCGGGCAGCAGGCGCAATCATGGCTCGCTAAGGAACTCGCGCGCAAGCAACAGCCCGCGCGAGCCGACTGTCTCGACGAGGACCCGCCCGCCTCCTTCCGCAAAAAAATGGCAGAAAATAACCGGTAGGGAGGGGGGAGTCACATCTCTACAGCCTTTTGCCTAAGGACCGGCGGGGGACCGGTTGCACCATAAACGGTTACAATCACGAGATCGACGCGATGACATTTGGAGATTTTAATGGGAACCAGAGGCCGCAAATCGGCTGAATCGTTGGCCGTTGTCACGGTGCTTGACCCCGGCAAGCCACCACCGCCTGACGAAATGCCCGAGGCGGAGGCGGTTGTTTGGCGAGCCGTTGTTGCGACCGAGGACCGGGCGCACTTTCGCACCCGCGCGCTTCAACTGCTGCTGACGGATTTCTGCCGGCACGTGGTGACGGCCGAACGGCTCACCGCGCTGGCGGATGCCTTTGAGGACGAATGGTTGAAGGCCGATGGCGGCCTAGAGCGGCTCGAACGCATCTTGAAAATGCGCGACCGCGAGGCTCGTGGCGCTGCCGATAAGGCGACCAAGCTGAGGCTGACGAACCAAGCCCGCTACACGCCGCATGCGGCGGCTGCTGCCGCATCCAACGCCCCACTGGGACCGCCGCCGTGGGACGATCCGGCTGAGTATCGGGCGGCGGGGAAAGGGGCAGTCTGATGACAACGTCGCGGTGCTGGGGTATTCGTTGGCGAGCTAGACGCGCTTGGAGCGACGGGTAGCCGTCACCCCCCCCGGCCTCCCCAAGTGGAAAGATGCTGGGGTGAGGAAGCCGATCTAGGACGGCAGAAGCCCAGCGCGCTTGCAGCGGAAGATCGCCGGCCATGCGCCGCTATTATTCGATGGGCTGTCCATCATGACCAGTTGGAAGCCACCGGGCTCAAGGGTGCCGTAAAAGTATTTGGCACCAACATAGCCGCCGAAAGAATTCTTCGCGTTCACTTGCCCGCAAACCTTGATCACGCCATCCGGTCCCCGGGCTGAGACAATCCCAGAGAATTGCGCTGAGTCGGGGTCTTTGAGTGAGGAACGGATGCCGTTCTGTATCGAGCCGATGTCGGACTCCGACAAGGAATAGATCACATATTCCCCCGGCTTTGGAGAGCAGCTCGCGAGGAGCAACGCCACGACAAATGCTAGGCGGTTCATGGGATGATTGTACCAGGATAAGCGTGAACTGATCGCGGAGATTCTGGAAACGTGATCGAAATTTTGATCCTGGTCGGCATCGCCGTGGCGCTGGTGTTGGTGTTGTGGGCCATCTGCCGGCGGTGATCCCATCGGACGGGCCCGGAGGCTTATAGGTGTGCAAAATTGCCCTTCTATATTTTTTGCCTTACGCCCACTCACACTGAGAAGCTTTGCCGCGTCATCGAGGGAAACCTCGTGCAATTTTGCACTAGGTTCCAAGTCGGCGGCTATGCTGGCTGAGCTTTCCTGGCCATATAGCCACTCGGACGCGCCCCAAACATCGGCGCCTTCGTCGGTGTAGTCCTCGTCCCACCAGTCGTCGTCGCCTAGACCTTGGTCGATTATGTGGGATAGTCTGCCACCCTCCTCGAGGTCACGGCGCAGTCTGGCTACATCAAGGGCGCGGACGCCATGTTCGGAGCTGGCGAGGCGGTAAATCCTCACGCGCCCTTCCCACTCCGCTATCGGCACGCCGTCCTGGTGGCCGTAGCGGGTGCGCGTCTCAATCGAAGCCTCGCCATCCTCGTCTATGCGGAGGAGGGCATCCTCCCACGAGCGGCAACAAACCTCAGTGCTGGTTGGATTGCGGCTGAGAATTAGCCTGTCTGGGACTATGTGGCTGTAATCTGTCATTTCCCTTCCCTTGTTAATGGCGCACTCTGCGCGCCGATCAGTTGTCAACCTTGCCGTGCCTGCCTTGCCTTGCCGAGCCTTGCCATGCCCCGCCCCGCCTGGCCGTGCCTGCCTTGCCCTGCCTCGCCACGCCTGCCATGCCTCTGTCACGGCAGCCGCGTTTCAATGAAGCTGTCAGCGCTTAGGGGGGCAAATGGGACGGTGTAAGTCTGGACTGGGAATTAGCGCCCTAAACGTCTAAAGACATAAAAATCCGCAAAGGTGGTGGTGTCGGGGTTTTGAGGATCGTGCGGGTATCTATTGGGGGCATGACCGCTGAGAGTGAAGTCCTGGCGCTCCGCGGACACCCATTTGGTGAATTGCCGATGCCTAACATGAGCGTCGTTTGTCATCTCGTCTTTGTTGCTTGAGTAAATAATGACAAACCGCCCAGCACCGCCAAAAAGCTTCTGCATGTACCGCTCGAAAACGTCGTCCTCGACCAAGTGATAAATCACATCGAGTGACAGCATCAAATCGGCAGATTGAACAGGGGTTCTGTCGGTTAGGCGGATGAATTGCTTTGTAGGGTCGCTGGCGAAGCGCTCTCGGCATAGCGCCACCGCAGTTCTCGATACATCATAGCCCACATACTGAGCGTATCCGGCTAGGCTCAACTGGGCTCCATCGCCACAGCCGAGCTCGGCAACCGTTTGGATGTGGTTCTTGGCAACAAAACGATTGAGAAATTCGGCTTTGTATTCGGCGAGTTGGTTATAGGACCCAAGCCCTGAGGTTCCGCCTGCCCTGTAGCGGGTTTCCCAATAGTCGCCTGAGTTGAACTTCCATGCGCCTAGTATGAGAGCCCTAACTCGCGTCCTCAGCGACATGGGTGAATAATAGGCGGGAGCGCTTTGAATGGCTACGACGGTTTCTGGCCTGCGCCATAGCGGGGGGCCGCAGCTCACCGAAATATCGCCCGCTGCAAGATCGCCCTAGGACCGTTTTTAATAGCGGCATCAGCTCGGATGGTCAGCGCAAAGGTCACTGCAGGATCGTAAATCACCCGCCATCCCTTATACAGCAGCACTGTTCCATGCAGCTTCGCGGGCGGCAGTCAGGGGATAGCGGTCAACGTTTTTCCATGTCGGCGGCTCGTCCGGCCAAACCAGGAAGCCAAATCGCTGAATTAAACCATCGTCGCCGGCACCGCCCGAGACTGCGCGCCGAACATATTCCGCTTTGGCGGCACCTTCGAGGGAAATCCCCGTAGTGCAATTTTGCACTTCGGCACCTTCGAGGGAAATTTCCAAAGGGCAATTTTGCCTCTTGGAGAAGCGGTCCTGTCCGCCATGCCGTGGCAAATGACCTGTCAAATAATTTGACAAAAAGTGGCAAGAAAGTTGACACCGGCAGCGAGAAAACGGAAGCGCAGCGCAAGGCTGCGGAGGTGCTGGGGGTTAGCCAGTCTCAGGTGCAACGTGATTTGACCCACGACGGGTCAGAAAGCGAACCGGAACGGGTCAACGGACCGGCAGCGCCGAAGGCCGTCAAAATCAGAAACAGGGCAAAATTGCACAGTTTCCCATGGCGTAAATCAGTTCTCAAAGGAGGATGGTCAAATTTGAGCATCCTCTCAGACCGAGGCGGCCACCGGTTTGAATTCTCGCGCCGGCGCGAGAATCTCAGCCGCGGCACGCGGGCCTGTGACGGCCCTAACCTCTCCCCGCTACAGGAACACCTAGCCGAGCCCTTCGCCCGTCAGCGGGCGCCAGTGGGGCCTGTACCTATGCCGTACCTTATGGGGGATTTTGGTGGAAGAGCTAGTTGTTAAGTGCTTGGTTTATTTTGCTCAAATGGGCTGACTCTGACCAGCGACCACGCGGCAACAAGACGCTAACCAGGCCGTCGCGATCCAAATTGGCCCGCCACAATTCGTGGTAGTGTCGCCGACCAGCGCCAGGGCGCGACGTGCGATCCTGGACCAGCAAGAAAGAGCGGCACATGG